CAAAAAGCAAGATGCAGGAGCTGTAAAGCAGGCTGTAAAGAATCTTATGTTGACCAATCACTTGGAGAAACCATTTCTTCCAAACTATGGTGGTAATCTAAGAGCTTTACTTTTTGAGCTAGCGGACGAAAACATTCAAGATGAGCTTGTGGATGATATTATTTTTGCAATAGAGAAGTATGAACCAAGAGCAAGAATCTTAAATGTAAAAGTAAATGCACAACCAGACTATAATAGTATATCCGTCACAGTAGAGTTTCAAGTAATCAGTACAGAAGAATTCGTTACATTTAGTACAACACTTTCAAGGTTGAGATAACATGGCAACAACAATTAAATCAACTGCTTTAGATTTTAACAACATAAAAAATAACCTTAAAAGTTATTTGGCTAATCAGACCGAGTTCTCTGATTACAATTTCGAAGCATCTGGTCTTTCTAACATCCTTGATGTGTTAGCATACAACACTCATATTAATGCTTTGATCGCAAACTTTGCATTGAACGAATCATATCTTAACACAGCCCAACTAAGAAGTTCAGTTGTATCACTTGCAGAAGGTATTGGTTTTATTCCTAATACTGATACGGCTTCTCAAGCTCTTGTAAGAATATCATTCACAACATCTACCACTCCTCGTGATAATGTTATTGCACTTCCCGCATATACTCAGTTTACTGCAGAAGTAGATGATGTGACATATACATTTCAAACTATTGAAACTTATTATGCAACAGACAATGGAAATGGTTTTTATGAGTTTAAAGATGCTGATGGAAATAATCAAATTCCATTGTATGAAGGTACTAATAGAACAAAGACTTTCTTGGCTGGAGAGTACGAAGATAACCCAATATATGTAATTCCAGATTCCACTATTGATGGATCAACTGTTGCTGTTAACATATATGAGAGTGCAACTAGCACCGATCCAACTGCATATCAAAATGTAAAGAATGTTGTTACAGTTAGTTCAAACTCAGCTGTTTATATTTTAAGAGAATCTCCTAATGGGTATTTTGAATTATCCTTTGGTGACGGTGAGACTTTTGGTAATGCTCCTCAAGCAGGTAATAGAATTGAAGTTATATATTTGTCTACTAAGGGTGCAGTTGCAAACGGCGCTACAACATTTACACCTTCATCTACATTGACAGCTGGTGGACTTACTGCAACACTATCTGTACAAACAGTTTCTAATTCTACTGGTGGGGAAGCAAAGCAAACAGTAGAATCAATTAAAAAGAATGCTCCGTTCCAATATGTTTCTCAAAACAGAATGGTGACAGCATCAGATTATTCATCTCTTATCCTTTCTAAGTATTCTACATTCATTAAAGATATTGTTGCATGGGGTGGTGAAGATAATGCATCGCCAGAGTTTGGTTCTGTGTATATTTCAATTTTATTTGAAGACAATGTTCCTGAAAGCCAAAAAGATTCAATCAAACGAGGTATTGTAGATCTAGGTGAATCCCTTGCGATCACATCATTTAACATTAGATTCTTAGATCCAGTTCAAACATACATTGAATTAGATACATTCTTCCAGTTTAACCCCGCTCTTTCTGATAAAACTCTTACTGCTATTCAGAATGATGTAATTACTCGTATTGACAATTACTTTGGTGGGTCTTTTGGTATCTTTAATAAGTCTTTTAGAAGATCTAATCTGCTAACAGATATTGATGATCTTGCAGGAGCTATTCTATCTTCGAGAGCTGATGTGAGAATGCAACAAAGGTTTATTCCTTCTGCTCCTAGTGCTATTGCTGTTATTAACAATCTTACTTTAAATAGTTTAGATCAAACTCAACTAGATTACATTGTCGACTTGCTCAGCAAACGCAAATATGACGCAGCAGCTAGCTATCTTGTCAACAATCAATATACGACTAGCAACTATACTGTAACAAGATCGAGACTGGCTTCAACATCTCTTAATACAACACAGACATTAACCTTTCCTGTTGGCATAGCAGCTCCAGATGATGAAAACTACAGGGTACGTAGTACTGAATTTACTCTTAATGGTAGATTGTGTCTGATTAGAAATAAATTAGAGACTAATATTCTACAGGTGGTTGCTGTTAATGGAGATGTTATTGTTGATAATGTCGGTAACTATAATGCTGGTGATGGTACTGTAGTAATTAACTACTTTAATCCATCTAACATTGCAGGAGGCAGAACAGATATCAAATTATCAGTCACTCCAGCAAACCAGTCAGCCATTGCTCCAATAAGAAATGAACTATTGGTTTACGATAAAGATAGATCATCAACCACAGGTGTTATTGTAACGGCAGATAATTAATGACTTATCATCTCGATAAAACTCTTAAAGATATTAACCGTTCAGATATCAGTTATAAGAAAGCTGATATCAAAAATGTGTTGCCTGAATACTTTCAAGAAGAGTTTCCAAACCTAATTACTTTGTTGGAAAAGTATTATGAGTGGTTAGATTCTGATGGTTCTGCAACCGATTTAATTAACAATCTGTATAACAATAGAGATGCAACAAGTACACCAGAGTCTCAATTAATTAACCTAGAAGATGAGCTACTTCTTGGAAACTCATACTTTGACGGGTTTCAAAATAAAAGAGAAGCTGTAAAGTTTAGTAATTTATTGTATCGATCAAAAGGTACAAAGTATTCTATTGAACAATTCTTCAGAGGTTTTTTTGGAATTGATCCTTTAATATCCTATCCTAAAAATAATATTTTTAGAGTCGGGCCAACTGTTGATTTTAGCTTAGATAGTAACAACACAAAAGGTTTTCAAGTAGCTGAGGAAGCTTCTGTACTAGGATCAGAGTCACTTAAATTTTTAACTGATGATAAAAGATATCAGATTCTTTCTATACTTATTAAAACTGATGTTCCAATCGGAGTATGGAGAGATGTTTATAAGTTATTCGTACACCCTGCTGGAATGTATCTTGCCTCAGAGTTAGTTATTACTGCTGCTAACACAGTAGGAATTCCTACCATTCAAGACGAGGCTGGAGCTGGTATTGGTGAGTTTGTAGGAACAGCTGCTACTGCTTCTGTTACTCTTACAGGTGATGCTGATATTACATTTATCAATAAAGACAACTATATGGATAGTAACTTGTATAGACAAACAGTTGAACAAAGCATTGAACAATTAAAAGATATTACAATTGAACAATTGACAACTGGTCAAACAAGCTATCAGCAACTATTGACACCTAACTCAATCACATTTGATGAGTCTGATGGTGGAGCAACTATTAGAGATCATTCACTAATGAGTGATACATACTATGATTCAGCTGAAACTGCTGTTGCAGGTATCTTTACATTTGATCAGCATAAGTATAGTACTTCTTTTGATTCAGCGTAAAAAC